GAATAGTAACTTCCTATCTTCCTTGTTTAGTTTCCAATACGCATAGTCAATCTCAATCATCATGACTGGTAAGTTACCCCCCTCATTGGGGGCGGTAGGCTTACCTGTCCTGCCTAAGTTTAACTTATGAGTAATATTATAATCGGTACGCAGTACCGCAGGTAGCAAAGCCTCAACAAGTTCAGGTTCATAGTAGAACAAATCATCTTTATCATAGCCAACTGTCTTTGCTTTCCAACGCTGGCAATAGTCTAGTGCTTGATTACGTAATGAACGATACAATAAGTTCTTCGCGTCCTTATGTCCGATGGCTTCCCACTCAGTTAACTTATTGGGGTGGTCAATGAACCACTCATACAATGATTGTTTAATGTCCTCAAGTTCCACCATATCAAACTTACGATGGTACTCTGATGCCACATTAACTACAATGTAATCCCAGCGTTCAATTCTTGACCAGTCCACTTGTCGCCTTCTTATATAGTCGCGTCGCTGACATCAAATCATCTACTGTAATTAGAAATCCTTTAGAAATATTTGGTGGAATATTACAGGTGATATCTCTACCGAACTCACTAACGCACCAGCGCAACGCGTCGGTTGGTACGATGAGTGTTGACTCTTCAAGTACGAACGCCCAGTACGCAGCCTCAGTTACGCCTAGCCCTGATGGGCCCCAGCCTTCAATCTTCTTGAAGTAGCATTCAGTTTCAATGTAAAGGTTGTTAGTCTTAGCCCACTTGCGGTCACGCTTTACTTCTACTGTACGTCCACCAGTAAGCAACTCATCTACTAACTGTTCACCCTTACGTCCGTACCCAAAATCCAAATCAAACGATGACTTGTTTGTCATTAGTTAACTCCTTTATCAGTTGTTTCCCAATGTACTCTGTGTACGCTGGAGGTATAGCCTCTACTAGTTCACCCCAAATCATCCATTCAATTCCCATAGCACTACGTGCTTCTTCAATAGTCTTAGCAGTTGTACCACCGTAGACATACTTGCCTGTTGCTTTGTCTAACCCCTGAGGGTTATCATTCATCGCACCATACACACCAACGGGCTTGCCTTGTTCTTTGTGCTTACACTTCGTGCCTTCGAGTTTAATATTACTCTCAAACAATCTATGCCTGCGTACCTTCAAGCCAAAAGCTGAGCCACATATCTGAATTGCGTTAACAAGCGGAGCACCCTTGACGTTCTCAATTACATAAGGCTTACCTGATTCAATCAGTAGTTGTCGTACTGGTTCAAGTAAATCTAACTTAGATGTCGTCCCACCCTGCGCTTCCCGCAGATGTTTGGTTATGCTATGAGTCTGACATGGGGGTGACGCATGGATTGCATCATACTCCTGCAGCTCAGCAAGTGTAACAGTATTAAAATCTCTGCGTAAGTAAGTGAATGGATACCGCTTACCATGCTTAACATCAAGTCCAGTTACCTCAAACCCTGCTAAGGCGTAGCCTTTAGAGGCTCCACCTGCACAGCAGAATAAGTCAAGTAGTTTCATTTATCCCATTGTCCTCGTAGTACTAGCAATCCAATGATTGCATAGTTAGCCATATCTTTGAATGAATCTTCCAATGATTCATGCTGAGGGTCAGCACCACTATCGACTAGATTACTGATGCGTGCCAATTTGTCATGCATCCGTACACGCAAGCCATTGATAGGCCCACCAGGGGCTTGCGAAATATTCTTAGCACCATAATCCTTATGTTTGCTTAACAACAAGTCAGAAAGTTCATTGACTGTGTTGCTCAAGTGCACCTCTAGATGGACTTCACGTGCAAGAGAGGGATTGTTAAGGTTATCTTTAGCTGACCGCCTTGCTTCTGATATGACTCTATCTTCAATCCCAGTCCTGATACGTATTGGATAATCTGCCATATCTCTTCAGCCTCCGCCTTCGAGTAGTTGTTTAAGTTCGTCATCAATTCCCACCATATTAGAGCCAACAATCATATCTTCAATCACATCTAGTATTACATCTGGTTGCGTTTCCGCTGTAAATAATGTCATGTAGGTATCCTGTGTGATTGATTTTACCTGTTCAGGGTCATGCGCATATCGGTACATGCAACGTAACAATGAACCAATCATAAGGCGATAGCCATTAGGCAACACTAATGCTGGGTCAAACTCATCTTCATCTTCTAGCAAGTGGTCTGTTGCCTCAAATACATTGTCAAACTGTTGACCACAATCAGGACACGGATTAATCTTATTCTTCATTTGTTAATCCCATCTTCTCTTTAATAAATCCTGCGCCATACTTGGTGTATGCTGAATTAACATCTTCCCCGTCACCGAATCCAACAATGGTGACTGGCAACTCTCGAGCCAAACTGTTTGCAAATTCTCTACCTGGCCCATCACCATCTGCGAATACAAAGATTCGTTCGAAGTCAGCGAGCAAACGTGTGTAGTGTTTCTTCCAACTGTTTGCACCTGGTACTCCAACACAAGGTATGCCAACGCAACGAGACATAGTAAGGGTATCGAGTTCACCTTCGCATACTCCAATCCAATCACCTGCTCGTTCAATATCTAATACGTTGTACATCTTTGTATCCGCACCTACCATACCCATATACTTTGGTTCAACTGCTGGGTTAAGTGAGCGAAAGCGAATGTCAGAGATACCAGTCTTAGTAATGTAAGGTATGCTAAGTCTTCCTAGGTACTGTTCATGTCCTGGTTCAGGCTCCGCGACTACGCCTAATCGTGCCAATCGTGCTACCTCCAGAGTTATACCCCTGCTTCGAAGGTAACCTTCTGCCTGAGATATGTTTTCCTGGTACTTTCTCGACGCTATGCCCAAGAGTTCCTTCTGCGAATTTTGCTGCCCCACGTATGTCACACCCTTCTTGTCTCGCTATGATTTGTAAACTATTTCCTTGTACACCACATGCAAAGCATACGAATAAGTTCTCATCTAAGTTAGCTGTACCTGACTGATGTGAGTCACTGTGAAAGGGACACTTAAGGTTTGCTTGCCCATGGTCACGACGTACGCTGGCACCGTAGTGCTCTAGCACAGCCTTGATGCTGGGCAAATCATTCACCGAAGATATCTCCTAATCGTAATACTAAATATGAATCTGCTATTGACTTTCCTCTAGCCTTGATAAGTACTGCTGCGAGGATGGACTCACGCTCGAGCCCCCTTGCTTCCGCATAATGTCCTGCTTCAACTTGTGCCTCTCTCGACCAACCGCTAAGGTCAATGGCATTGCCTGCCCCTGGTGCTTTACATTCGATAACGCCAATGCTACCAAGGAAGTCTGAGCGGACAACAACGTCGCCCTCATCTCTTGCACCTGTTCGAGCAAGTCGCTCAGAATCGTATCCATTTGCTCGAAACCAGTCTCTAATGTCTGTTTCATATGTTGCTCCTCTAACCTTGTGAGACTTACGGGTTGTCATTTATATTTACCCCGAACTATTGCTACTGCCTGTAAATATATCATTGTAATGTCACACATATCACCATGAGGTATGTGCCTTTCAATATCTTTTGCTATCTCTTCACGTAATTCTTTTAGATGAACTGCTAATGTTTTTTCCATTACACATTCTCTGGAATATCATCAATGAACATGTACTCAGGATTAAAAGCAACCCATGTCATGAGTCCTCCCCCTGCGTCAGCTCTACCGTATCTATTCTTAACAGGCGCAACACCCATAGAAGTACCAACAACGCCGAGGGTACATATAAGAGCAGGAAGTTGAGCAACCTTGCCTTGTATAGCGGAACGTGGCTGACACGGACTTCCTTGGACAGCCTCCGAAGTATGGTGTAGTACAACCACTGCAGCGTTAGTCGCTCTCGCAAGATACTTCAACTCCTTCATGATTGCACGCATTGATGCAAACTCTTCACCACCATCGGTGGCTACATCCATTAAGTTATCTACTATAATTAAAGTTGGGGGGCAACCCCATAGTTCTTCGAATGCTTGCACCTCTTCATCAATATCTTGAAGCGTCGGTGCTGATTCAAATGACCAGACAATGTGTGAACCCTTAGCAAGTGTTGCCTTGGTCCAACCTAGGTCTGTGTTCATCAATGCTTCAACGTCGGTCTGTGACTTACCTGAAATCATTGAGGCTAATCGCAT